TTGAAATGGAAAAGATGCGACTGGCTATGGACATTGAAAGGGACCGATTATCAGAGGCCCATGTGTATGAAGATGGGATTACAGACCAACCCTTTTTAACAGCGGAAACAGTAGAATCATGACGGGCCAAGGACAACTTATCAAAAGGAGATAGAATCATATGAAGACAGCAATAGTTACGGGAATCACAGGACAAGACGGCAGCTACCTAGCAGAGTTGCTCCTAAAAAAGAAATATAATGTACTGGGGGTATATCGCAGAACATCCCAACCTAACTTTCATAGACTTGCAACTTGCATTAGTAGTAAAAAGTTTACCCTTATAGAGGGCGACTTAACTGATGAGGGTTGTTTATATCGCTTATTAAATGATTATGATGTTGATGAGTTTTATAATCTGGGCGCTCAGTCACATGTTAAAACTTCATTTGATCAGCCCGGCACAACGTGGGATATCACAGCTAGGGGCGTTTTGAATTGCCTTGAGGCGATACGCAATTGTAGCGTAGGTACTAAGTTTTATCAAGCGAGTTCTAGCGAGATGTTTGGAAAAAACTACACTACAGTATATAACGATTTTGGCGAAGATCCAGTAAAATTCCAAAATGAGGAAACCCCATTTCTACCACAGTCCCCATATGCCATTGCTAAACTTGCGGGACATCACTTGGTGCGTAATTATCGGGATTCATATAAAATATTTGCGTGTTCTGGGATTCTTTTTAATCATGAGAGCGAACGGCGAGGCGACCAGTTCGTGACTCGTAAAATCACTAAGTGGCTAGGAGAATTTATAGCAAGTGGCAAAGATAAAAAATTTCCTAAGTTGCGCCTTGGCAACCTTGACGCTCGTCGTGATTGGGGCCATGCGGAAGATTATGTCAAAGCTATGTGGTTGATGCTTCAACAACAAACCCCAGATGATTATGTCATTGCAACTGGTATGACTTACACTATTAAAGACTTCTTACAAGAGGCGTTCCGTCATTACGATCTAAAATGGGAAAACCATGTGGTTGTTGACCCTGCTTTTTATCGTCCTGCTGAAGTTGATTTTTTGCTTGGGAGTCCAAAAAAGGCAAACGCAGAATTAAAGTGGAAGCCGGAAGTCTCATTTTCATCTCTTGTAGAAAGAATGGTTTTAAATGACGTGGCCGAAGCGCAACTATCAAGATCCTCACTTCAAACAGTTTAGGTCTGAAGTATTAAAACGGGATAAGCACACATGTCAAATGTGTAAAAGTAAAAAGCGTAAAGAGTTACAGGTCCATCACTTAAACCGATGGGCCGACTCTCCCAGCCTTAGATATGAAACTAAAAATGGTATATGCTTATGTAAAACTTGCCATAAGTCTATTACTGGGTTTGAACAATGTTATGAAGCATACTTTTTCGAGATAATAAAACGAAATGAAAAAAGAACCTGAATTCACTATTATTAAAGATACTAGAGAACAAACTCCTTGGCTGTTTGATTTTGAGCATACGGTTGCTGAAGAAATAGGCACAATTAAAACGGGAGACTACACCATCAAGGGGCTAGAGGACAAAATATGCATTGAAAGAAAAGGGTGCATAGAAGAGTTTGCTAATAACTTAGGCAAAGAGTATATTAGGTTTAAAAAAGAAATGATTCGAATGGATGAGTTTGAACACTCCTTTGTCATTTGTGAATTTCCACTTAGAGACCTGATAGAGTATCCATTTCATAATCATAATACTAGACTGCAACAAACTTCGAAGATTAGCGGTAACTATTTATTAAAAGTAATACTTGAGTTGCAGATAGAACATAAAGTTAAAATTATGTTTTGCGGAAATAAATTTTACGCTATGAAAACAGCCCTATCATTAATGAAGAGAATCAATGAGCGATATAATAGAAAAGAAACTTAAGGATGCTTGGTTAAATCTAGAAGTAGATGAGAACCAAATATTTAATCCGTTGGAATATATTTATGATATGTGTGGCGATGATAAGACACAAATCATGCAGAATCTGGCGTGGCTAATGACACGACCTGAGTACTTTTCGTTTGTATGTAAATATATATTTAATATAGAAATTTCACCAATTCAAGCTTTAATTCTTCACGACATGTGGAATAGAAAATTCCCCATGTTGGTTGGTTCACGGGGATTTGGTAAATCATTTATACTTGCATTATACTGTATGTTAAGGGCTTTCTTTTTACCCGAAAGAAAAATCGTTGTCGTTGGTGCAGCATTCAGACAGTCTAAGGTCTTATATGAATACGCAGAAACCATCTGGAGAAACGCGCCCATATTAAGAGATCTCTGCGATCAAAATAGCGGCACAACAAGAGACGTGGATCGTTGTACTGTTCGTATCAATAGGGGCATTATTACATTCTTGCCATTGGGCGATGGACAAAAGATTAGAGGTCAGCGTGCTAATGATATTGTTGCTGACGAATTTGCATCTATTCCCCGTGAAATCTTTGAAAATGTTGTCGCTGGTTTTGCTGCTGTTGCAAGCTCACCAATTGAAAAGGTTAAAGCTAGGGCAAAAGAAAAGAAAGCAAAAGAGCTGGGGATTACACTTGATTATGTTGATGACAATCAGGACTTCTACAGATCCAATCAGATTATATTGTCTGGTACAGCTTATTATGATTTTAACCACTTTGCTGAATACTGGAAAAGATATCACGCTATTATCAAAAGTCAAGGAGATAGAGCTAAATTATCTGAAGTATTCGGAAGCGAAGCTCCAGCAGACTTCAACCATAGGGACTATGCAATATATAGAATCCCAGTTGAACTTCTTGCCGCTGGATTTATGGATGAAGGACAAATTTCCAGATCTAAAGCTACAGTTCACGCTGGTATCTTCCAGATGGAATATGGGGCATGTTTCTCTACTGACTCTAAGGGGTTCTTCAAACGTAGCTTAATTGAATCTTGTGTATGCTCAGAAAAGAAACAGATAGTACTTGCAGACGGTGAAGTGTTCTTCGAAGCTAGTACCAGAGGAAACCCCAATAAACAATATGTTATTGGTATTGACCCTGCATCTGAAGTTGACAATTTTTCTATTATAGTTCTAGAAATTAATGAAACCCATAGAAGAGTTGTATACTGCTGGACAACAACTAGAGAACGACACAGAGAAAGTGTTAAATCTAAAGCGACCGAAGAGAATGACTTCTATAGTTATTGCGCTCGTAAAATTAGAAATTTAATGAAAATATTTCCTACTATAGAAATCGCAATGGACCCCCAAGGTGGTGGTATTGCAGTCATAGAAGCTCTACATGACAGACAAAGACTCAAAGATGGCGAGATACCTATTTGGCCCAAGATTAACCCTGATAAGCCAGCCTCTACAGACGACGAGGCGGGACTCCACCTAATCGAGCTGTGTAACTTCTCTAGCGCCCAGTGGACAAGCGAAGCAAATCACGGACTGAGAAAAGACATGGAAGACAAAGCTATTATATTTCCATTTTTTGATGCTGCAACTATTGGTCTTTCTCTTGAAGAGGACAAGCGTCATAATAGAATGCACGATACGTTAGAGGATTGTGTTATGGAAATCGAAGAACTTAAAAATGAATTGTCGCTTATTGTTATTTCACAAAGTCAAAGTGGTCGCGAGAGATGGGATACCCCAGACACAAAGAGCGGAAAGAAAAATAAACTTAGAAAAGACCGCTACTCAGCTTTAATTATGGCAAATCATTCGGCTAGACTGTTAAATGTAACTAAAATAAAAATTGAATTTGAAGATGAATATTACAATAATGTGGGATTTGCTAACGGGATTATAAATGGAATTGGACAAGATTATTATTCAGGACCAGCATGGTTTTCAGAAAATGCAAAATATTAAGCGGTGCTGTGTATAATAATGTAATTACCAATACCATTGTTTTAAGGAACAATACTAATGAGCGAAATGTATTCTACGTGGGACGATGACTCGTCAAAAGAAAAGGCGTTTGCGGACGCTAACCAAGCTTACGATAATAACTCTCCAGTACAAAACGAAAAGGCTTTAGCTTATACATATAGATCATATGTTGATATTGAGCCAGATCGTTCGGTTCGTACCAGTATGAGTAGAAATGATTATTATCGTTTTCGTCCAGAAGAGGCTATGCCTACTAGACAAAAGCGTATCATGAAGATGTGTATGGATGCTTATGATAGAGTTGGTATTATTCGTAATGTTATCGACTTAATGGGCGACTTTGCAGCACAAGGAATTGATATTGTACACCCTAATAAATCAATCGAAAGATTTTATAAGAAATGGTTTCAACAAGTTAATGGCATCGAGCGATCTGAAAGATTTCTTAATTATTTATATCGTACTGGAAATGTTGTTGTAAAAAGAAGAACGGCCAAGATTAACGCAGCTAAAGAAGAAGAACTGAGAAAAGCCACTGCTGAAGTAGACATGGAAATTGTCACAACAAAATATCCAAAGAGAGAGATTCCTTGGACTTATGATTTTCTTAATCCTCTCGCTGTTGATGTATTAAACTACTATAATGGAATGTTTATTGGTGAACCTAAATACATCCTGAACTTATCAAAAACGACTTACGATTCATTTCAATCTTCTAATGTAACTATGAGAAATACATTCTCAAAATTGCCACCTGACATTCAAAAGCAGATCACAGAAGGTAAGAGGCAGTTGCCACTAGATCCAGAAAAGATTTCTGTATTTAGTTATAAAAAAGATGACTGGTTGGTATGGGCTAATCCAATGATATATGCGATTCTAGATGATCTTATCATGTTAGAAAAAATGAAATTGGCCGACCTCGCAGCTCTTGACGGCGCTATCTCTACAATTCGTTTATGGAGAATCGGTAGTCTTGATCATAAGATTATTCCAAAGAGAGATGTTATTAATAAACTTCGTAATATCTTAGCGTCTAATACTGGCGGTGGTACTATGGACTTAGTATGGGGTCCAGAGCTTGATTTTAAAGAGAGCGAATCTCAGGTTTATAAGTTCCTTGGGAATGAAAAATACCAACCTGTCTTAGCAAGTATTTATGCTGGACTGGGCATTCCTCCAACACTAACAGGTGCTGGTGGAGCAAGTGGTGGATACACCAACAACTATGTATCTTTAAAAATGCTTATCGAAAGACTAGAATATGGCAGACAAGTCTTAAGACAGTTCTGGACAAAAGAAATTGAAATTGTTCAAAAGGCAATGGGTTTCAAACTCCCCGCTCAAATTAGATTTGATTCTATTATTCTTTCTGATGAATCTGCTGCTAAACAACTTCTTATTAATTTAGCTGATCGTGATATTATTTCACATGAAACTATCCTTGAAAGATTTGGCGAAATGCCAGACATCGAAAAGGTTAGAGTTCGTAGAGAAGAGCAGTCACGTAGAAATGATGTCGCTACACCAATGAAAGCTAGTCCATATCACAATCCAAATATTAGAAATGATATTGCTAAAATTCTTGTTACAAAGGACAGTTTGGGCGATGAATTTTATTCAGATGAATTAGATTTGCCAAAAACAGATCCACCACTTCCACCAGCTCCAAAAATAGGTGGAGGAGGACAAAGCGGATCAGATCCAGCGCCACCAAAATCAAATCCTCAAGGCGGCAGACCTCTTAGTAAAAAAGATGCAGTCAAGAGAAAGCAAAAGGTGGTCTTGCCAAAAACTGGCGAGGGTGCAGCTACACTATGGGCATACAATATACAAAAATCTATTGCAGATGAAGTAACACCCATGATATTGTCTTTCTATGAAAAGAAAAATGTACGCAGCTTAACCAAGGCCGAGTTTGATCAATTAGAACATTTAAAACTGTGCTTGCTTACTGGCATTGAGCCATTCATGGAATTATCTCCTGAAATTATAAAAAATTTAATTGACATGAACCATAGGCCATCTCAAGCATTTATAAATAAAGTTAGTGATGAATTGGATAACTTTGTGTATTTAAATACAAGAAAGCCAACTGTAGATGAGATGAAATATATTTACGCCTCAGTTTATGTAGATTTGGCATCAGTCGAAGTCTAGTGTGTATATTCATATGAGGTATAATACATGCAAATATTTAAATCAGAGATAAAAGACGGAATTGGCGAATTAGTAAAGAGTAGCGCTGCTATAGCATTCTGCTCTCAAGCTATGCCATATATTCCAAACGAAAAAGAAATAGTACTTTCTAAGGCTATTGCAGAAAATGCAAATCAAATAGATTTATATTATATTAAATCTATATTAGCTAGCGCTGGCTGGAATAAAAACGACGATGTTTTTGATTCTGCCGAATTGTGGAATGCTAGGGCAACACCTGAAGATAAGCAATTCAACTATATGCACGATGAGAAAGACATCATTGGACATATTACCAGTTGCTATGTAACTGATGGTGACGGCAATAGATTACCAGACGATATCAATCAAAACAGCCAACTTCCAACGGCGTTTGATATTACAATTGGTTCTGTTTTGTATACTAGCTGGTCTGATAAAAATTTAAAAGACCGTATGCAAAAAATTATTGCAAATATCGAAGCTGGGGAGACATGGCATGTTTCGATGGAGTGCTTATTTCCTGCTTTTGATTATGCACTTATTGACGCTAAAGGCGAACAAAAAGTTGTTAGAAGAGAAGAAGCTTCTGCTTTTCTTACAAAACATTTAAGAGTTTATGGCGGCAAAGGTGAATATAATGGGTATAAAGTAGGTAGACTTTTACGTAACATTTCTTTTTCTGGTGTTGGTCTTGTTCAAAAACCCGCTAACCCTCGTAGTGTAATTTTAAACAAACAACATGCTACAATTATTTTTAACGAATCGAAAGCTGAGGAGATTACTATGCAAGATGATTTAGAAGTTCTAAAGGCTGAACTTGCGGAAGCAAAAGAAGCAAAAGACAAGATGAAAGAAGAAGCTGGCAAGATGAAAGAAGAAGCCGGCAAAATGAAAGAAGAAGCTGAAAAAGCCAAGAAAGCTAAGTCTGAAGTTGAGGTCACTGTTGCTGATCTTCAAGCTCAACTTTCTGAAGCTCAAGAAGCTCTTGCTGCTGAAAAGACAGACAAGAAAAAAATGTTTGAAGAAATGATCAAGATGAAAAAAGAAAAAACAAAAAGTAGCCGCAAAGCCGCATTAGCTCAGGTTGGTGTTGCTGAAGCCGAACTAGATCAAACAGTTGCCAGCTTTGAATCATTAGAAGATTCAGCGTTTGACGCAGTTGTTGCTACACTTTCATCCATTGCTGCTAAATTCCCACCTTCAGAAAAAAAAGAAGATGAAAAGCCAATGGGTCCAGAAGGTGACAAAGTTAAAGCTAAGCCAAAAGCAAAGGCCGACGAAGAAGCAGACGCCAATGAAGCTGATGCTAGCGTACTAGACTCTGCAAAGGCTGACAATGATATTCCTATGGCTGTTACAGCCGAAGAAGAAAGCATTAGATCTTTCGCAAGTGATTGGTTTAGTTCAAGTGTTCTAAAAACAACTGCAAATATTAAGTAATTTAAAGGAGCATATTACAATGGCATTAAAAGGTGATCGTTACGAATTACAAACTGACGTTAGTTTCTTCATGAATGAAGTTGCTGAAAGAGGCGGGTGTGTTACACTAGCTTCAACAAGCACTCCATCAGGTGTGGCTATGGATTCTTCAGCCAATGTTGTAACATATGTTACAAATCCATCTGGCAAAGTTCCACTAGGTATTCTTCTAAATGACATGGTTAATATCGACTTAACACGTCAGCACATTAACTGGCACAAAGATGAACTTCAAAAGGGTGGCAAAGTTACTGTTCTTAGAAAAGGCTATGTTATTACAAACTTAGTCGGTTCAGGCACACCAACTGCTGGCGCTTATGCTTACGTTGCCGACAGTGGATATATTTCCACCTCAACAAGAGCTTTAATCTTAGACCTTGGCGCACAACCAATTGGCCGTTTCATGACAGCCAAAGATACAGACGGTTATGCCAAAGTTGAAATTAACCTTCCATAATTTAAAAAATAGAAATAGGAGAATATCGAATGTTAAAGAGACCAAGTGATGAATTTATTGCACTATTACAACGCTCAGGTAGTTCAGACAAATCTGTAGCGTTAGACGCCCAAAGAGAGATTGCCAAAGCTCTTGAATTACCTTTGCGTAAGGGTATCATGTTCGGTGACGTTGTTACTGATATTTACGAGAAGATGGTCTTGGAACCGGGTTCACAACCTGAATTCCCATTAGATCTTTTAGCTCCGGGTACAGAACGCGACTTCACAGCTTATACAAATCCGGGCCACGGTCGTATTCCAGAACGTCACGTTGAAGGCGATTACGTCATGGTTAACACCTACGGCATCACCAACAGCATTGACTTCTTGCTGCGTTATGCTCGCGAAGCTCGTTGGGACGTTGTTGCCCGTGCTATGCAAGTCCTTGAGTCAGGTTTCGTCAAGAAACTTAACGACGATGGCTGGCACACAATTCTTGCTGCTGCTGTTGACCGTAACATTTTAGTTTATGATGGTGACGCTGCTGTGGGTCAATTCACCAAGCGTTTAATCTCATTGGCTAAAACAGTTATGTTGCGTAACGGTGGTGGTAACAGCGTGACAGCAACAGGTCGCTTAACCGACCTCTACATGTCACCTGAAGCTATCGAAGATATTCGTAACTGGGGTATTGACCAATTAGACGAAACTTCCCGTAGAGAAGTCTATCAATCAACCAATGACGGCGTACCAATGACAAGAATCTTTGGTGTTAACCTGAATGGCTTGTTTGAATTTGGCGATTCTCAAGAATACCAAAACTTCTTCTTGAATGATCTTGGTGGGTCATTAGGTGGCAGTAGAGTTGAGTTGATCGTAGGTCTTGACCTTAACGCTCGCGACTCATTCGTCATGCCAGTCAAGAGAGAAGTTGAAATCTTTGAAGACGAAGGCTTGCACCGCTCACAACGTCAAGGTTATTATGGATGGGCCGAAGTTGGTTTCGGCGTTCTTGATAATCGTCGTGTTCTTGCAGCTAGCTTCTGAGTTAGTTCAAATAAAATTTAAAAAAATAGGACAGGCTTTATGCCTGTCCTTTTTTATTTTGTGTATATTTAGGTGGATAAAGTACTTTTAAAGGAGATTTTTTATGGGCGCATTGTCAAATTATTTGGAATCGGGAATTTTAAATCATATATTTAGAGGAACAAAAATAACCGACTGGAGCAATCTATATATTGGGTTAGTTTCGGCGTATTCTGCTGAATCTTTAGAGGGCGGTATTAGTAGCGAATTAAGTGGTGGTGGATATACAAGAGTCCAGTTTAAAGTGGATGTAGGAAATTGGACAGCTCCGTATGCATCGGGCCAAGCCACAGCTATTCATAATACATCGGGAATAACATTTCCACCAGCAACGGCTGATATAGGAACAGTTGCAGGTGTTATTATAGCCACCGCACAAACCGGAGGAGACCTGTTATTTCATGGTCCTCTAACAAACTCAAGGACGCTTACAAAGGATAGCCAGTTTATTTTCAACAGCGGAACACTAAAAGTTACATTTGATTAATTTTATACACTGCAACTTTATATAGGAATAGATAATGCCAATTATCCAACGGAATACACTAACTTTACAGAATGTCGTTTACACTACTGGAAACTATATAGATCCAAATTGGATAGTGTCATTATCGCCTAACAAAGTTGGCAGTGGTGTTGCTCAGTGGAATGCTGGCCAACTTCAGGGTTATAGTATCAGTACGGGCATACCAGTTGTTGGTGCTGTATTGACTTGGACAACTGCTAGTGGGTGGCAACCATCGGGAATTACTGGGGGTTTTGGCAGTACGGGTGCTACGGGTTTAACTGGTGCTACTGGAAGCACTGGGGCTACTGGATTAACTGGAGCTACAGGTAGCACAGGTGCTACAGGTTTAACTGGTGCTACTGGAAGTACTGGGGCTACTGGATTAACTGGAGCTACAGGTAGCACAGGTGCTACAGGT